TGAGTATTGACTTTTATTAGTAAGTGTTGGGTATTTTTTATACATGAATTATGGGGTCTCGTTCTCTTATGGCGGAGAGTGTTGCGAGACAAGTGTTGGAGAACATTAGGAATGGTAGAAAACCTTCAATTCGTGCTATCGCAATAAAAAGCGGGTATTCTGTCAATTCCGCCAATGTTGGTGTTCCACAGAAGACACAATCGTTCCAGCGCATTATCCAGCCTTACCTTGCGCAACTTGCCAAAGAGCGCGACCGCGTGATGAAAGCGCGCGCAGAAAAAGATTTGACAAAAGTCCCTTATTCTCATCTCGTAGAGGCGACTGATAAGGATACAAAAAACATACAACTCCTATCTGGACGCTCAACGGAAAATACTGCGGTTCGTTTTGTGGTGGCGAGCGAGTTATTGGCGAAACACGAAACACTACAAAATGAGATAGAGGATAAGTCGTCATGAAACTCACCGAAAAACAGGCGGAAGTTGCGCGAGACATACATCGTTTTCGCGTGCTCAATTTTGGAAGAAAAAGCGGGAAGACAGACCTCGCCATAGAAGAGATAATTGGCTTTGCCGCCATTCGTCGTTATACACACAGCAAGCGACCGAAAATATCATATATTGGAGAAACGAGAAAAGAAGCAAAACGGATTGCGTGGGATAGGGCGAAAATACGCATCACCCCCTTGTTTGCAAAGGAGGCAAACGAAAGCAATTTGGAGCTTTACATAAAAAATAACAAGCTTTCTCTTGCGGATGGTAACTACTCTACCGTGTATTTTGACGGCTGGGAAAATATCTCGGCGCTGGTTGGAGAGGAGTTTGATTTTTTGGTTATGGATGAGGTGTCGAAGTATAGAAACTTTTGGGTTGGGTGGCAGGAGATTTTACGCCCGACACTCGGACCGCGTAAGGGGCAGGCAATGTTTATTTCTCGTCCACAAGGTTTCAATCATTGGTACGATTTGACTCTTTTGGAGTTGAAGAATGAGAACTATAAAACATTTCACGCGACTTCTTATGACAACCCGCATATTGACCCGAAAGAAATTGAAGAGGCAAGAAAAGAGTTGTCGCCTGAGCGTTTTTCGCAAGAATATATGGCGGAGTTTGTGAAGCAGGAGGGGCTTATTTATAAGGACTTCAAGCGGACGCACCATGTCGTCAAGACCGAACCCGATGTCGGAATGGTGGTGGAGTTTATTGCGGGGCTGGACTGGGGATTTGAGCATCCGTCTGTGGTATTGCATTGTAAGGTAGACAGAATGGGAAATGTGTGGGTTTTGGATGAGTGGGTCAAGAGACATAAGACAGAAGGCGAAGTGGTAAATTATGTCGCCTCGTGTAACTTCAATGCCGTCTACCCCGACCCTGAAAACAAGTCGGGTGTGGAGAGTTTATCTCGTGCTGGCGTCTCGGTGCGTGAAGTACACAAAGGAAGTGGCTCGGTAGCGGCGGGTATAGACAGGGTGCGACATTACTTGCGGGAGAATAAAATAAAAGTACACGAACGATGCCTCAATACGATATCCGAGTTTGAGACTTACTCATACCAACCAGAAAAAGAAGAACCGCAAGAGGAAAATGATGATTGTCTGGATGCTTTGCGTTATGTTATTTCCGCTTTACAATATAATCCCACGCACACGGTGATAGATTTATCGTGGAGAATGGACATGGCGGCTCGGAATATAAAACTAAACAGCGCACGATGATTTCAATACTTATCCCCGCGCGTCAAGAGGAGTATTTGAACGATACTATTGAGGATGTTTTCGCGCACGCAGAAACGGAGGTAGAGGTGCTCGTTGGTTTGGATGGTTGGACTACTCCACTGGGTTTTCCTGATAAGAATATCCGCGTATCTTTTTCTCCCAAACCTATCGGGCAACGCGCGATGCAAAATACACTCGCACGGATGGCGAGGGGGAATTATGTTATGAAACTGGATGCACACTGCTCGCTTCAGCAGGGGTTTGACCGCATTTTATTGGAGCATATGGACGAGAATACAGTGGCGACAGGGTGTTTACATCGTCTCCACACATTTGATTGGGTAGACGAAAAAGGGCGAAGAACCTACCAAGACCAGAAGTCGCAGATAAAAAGGGAAAAGGTATGGAAAATATTGCCCCAGCCGTTTGAGACTTCTTTCGTTTTTGGTACGAATTGTATTTCCGTTGCTGGCAACACACGCAACTTTCCACGCGAGACGATGTCTTTACAAGGTTCATTGTTTTGTGTCTCTCGTACAAAATATTGGCATTGGAACTTATGCGATGAGGATTGGGGCAGTTGGGGAGCACAGGGGTTTGAGATTGCGGTCAAGACATGGTTTGCAGGTGGAAGGGTGATAACCGCCCCATTTTTTTACGGACATTGGTTTCGCACAAAGAAAGAAGATGTGCCGTATGAAAGGGAAGAGCCGTCAACCGCGTATGAGAAGGCGCGAGAATTAGCGAAACATCCGAAGATGCAGTGGTTGGTGAAGAAGTTTGGTTATCCGCTAGATTGGAAAAGCAATGAAAATAGTAAAAGAACACCCGCCTAACTTTGCAGATATTTCTCGCATATTGCATCCGCCACCAACTGCGGTTTTTCCATACGGCGATACTATCTATGCCCCGCAGGGCGGTGATATCCCCGCTGACATCCTATTTCACGAGACAATCCACCAGAAACAACAGGGAGACAATCCCGAAAAATGGTGGGCGCATTATTTGTACGATAAGGATTTCCGTTATCAACAGGAGTTAGAAGCGTATGCGAAGCAGTATCATTTTGTCTGCGAGCATTTCCCCGCAAAAGCGAAAAAGGAATGTTTGGCCGAACTCGCCCACGAGTTATCCACACACTACGCACTTGACATCTCATATTTTTCTGCTCACACTTCTATACGAAAATATGCAAACGAGCGTATGTAAACTTGTCCGCGACGCGGAAGAAAACTTTACCAACGGAACGGTAAAGATTGGAAGGTATGTTTCGTGGTCGCTTTACGATACGCTCAATACGATAGACGCCTACCTCAATTCCAAACATACTTCTGGCTCTACCGATTCATTGGGTAGAGAAAAGCCGTTTTTCAACATCTGCTCGGCGGCGGTTAATGTGTGGTATCGCGCTACTGACATTGACCGCAAAGACATCAGAATAATTGCCGCAAAAAATGAACAGATTTTCACTGCGTATATTTTGCAAGTGCTCTTGGAACAATGGATGCGGGAAGAGAACTTTGGCGTTTTTCTCAATCAGTGGGGGCGAACGCTCGCGCGTTATGGCTCGGCGGTCATCAAATCGGTAGTACAGGGCGGAGAACTTAAACTATCAGTAGTTCCGTGGAGTCGTCTTATTGTTGATTTGGTGGATTTTGACTCGCAGGCAACAATAGAGCGATTTTATCTGACTGAAGAACAACTGCGTGCAGACCCCGCATACGACAAAGAACAGGTAAAACTTCTCCTTGACTCGGGCGCACAACAGCGAGAACTGCGTAGTGACGAACCGCAAGAAACTGACTCGCGAAATAGATTTTATGAGATATACGAGGTACACGGGAAATTACCTCTCTCATTTCTTAAACGCAATCCCAAAAAAGATGACGAGACGAATTATGTGCAACAAATGCATGTCATCTCTTTTCTAGGAAACACGACTGACGGCTATCAAGATTTTTCCCTTTACCGTGGGAGAGAGAAGAAACATCCGTACAGTATTACGCATCTCATTCAAGAGGATGACCGTGTTCTTGGTATTGGTGCGGTGGAGTATCTCTTTGATGCGCAGTGGATGGCGAACCATACGGCAAAACTTCAAAAGGACTATCTTGACCTCGCCTCAAAACTCATCTTTCAGACCGCCGACCAGAATTATGTACACAGAAATGTGTTGACGAATATAGAAGTTGGGCAGATTTTTACTCATCAACCCAATCAGCCGCTTACACAAGTCAATAATAGCGCGATAAACGCGGCGGCGATTACAGATTTCCGTAACCAGTGGGTCAATCTTTCGCGCGAGATTACTTCTACCCCCGAAGCGGTGCGCGGTGAGACATTACCTTCGGGAACACCCTATGCTCTCGGCGCACTTCTTACACAACAAGCATCTTCTCTGTTTGAGGTGATGCGTGAAAATAAAGCCCTTGCCCTAGAAGAAATATTGCGCGAGCAAGTCATTCCATATCTCAAAACAAAAATGGATACTGCCGATGAGATTTCGGCAATTCTCCGTGAAGAACAGATAAAAGAAATTGACCAGATGTATTTACCCGCAGAGGCAATTCGCAGAAGCAACGAGAAAATAAAAAAGATTATCCTCTCGGGCGGTGTAGTAACGGAGGACTTGCAGAAAATGAGCATTGAAACAGAGAAGTCGGGACTTATGAACTCACTTGCTTTGCAGGGCAATCAACGTTTTTTCAAGCCGAGTACGATAGCAACAAAAACTTGGAAAGAAGTATTGAAAGATTTTGAATATAAGGTTATCATAGAAATAACTAACGAGGCGATAGACAAACAGGTAACGCTCACGACACTCTCTACGATTCTGCAAACCATTGCTTCTAACCCACTTATTTTGCAAGACCCGAACGCGAAAATGCTTTTTGGAAAGATACTCAATTTGACTGGTACAGTTTCACCGATTGAATTATCTACTTCTGTGCCGTCTCCCGTTGCGACTTCTACTCCTTCACCTTATAATAATCAACCATTACCCGTAGTAAAATAATAAAATATGCCCACAATTCCTTCTCCGTATGTCGACAACCCATCCGCCGATAACTGGGCGTATAGCGATGCGGAACTTGGACTCCTTTCTCGTTTCAAGGAAAACGACTTGCTCCTAAAATTGGTGCGGAAGGTTTTTTGGCAGGAGGAATTATCTGATAAGCAAGTGAAGGAAATACAGAATCAAATCTCAACTGATGTGTATGCGGTTTTGCTCAAATTGTTCCACCCGCGCATGTCTTCTGATGATGGTATTATGGATGTTGCCTCTCGCTGGCTCACCCCCAGTTTTGCGAACAACTTGACACGAGAAACAAAAAGTCATGTCCTCGGACGACAAGATGCGGTGCGTTTTGTTGATAAAGGGCTTGACCGACTTCTTGACATAGTTGAGAATGGGGACAGTAAACAATGGGAGTTGGTGATAGATATACAAATGCGCGGTGATTACGAACAAAAATCAGAGGATGAGGTACGGCGGGCAGTTATCGCGCATCAGGAAGCATTGACATTCTTGGAGAGCCGTTTGGTGCAAATCCGTATGTTAGCGGGTAGAAAAACTGAAACACTTGCAGACCGCACGACACGGCTTAAAAAGGATAGTACGAAGTGATTTTTATTTATTAGTTTTTGGCGGCGTTTGTACCGCCTTATCAACGAACTATGGAAACAGAAATGGCGAAGTTGGACGCCTTAATCCAACAGACAATAGACGCTGACGGTGAGTTCCAGACATCCATTTCATCTCTTTCTGATGATGAGAAACAGACAAAGATGGGTGAAAGGAAGGCGGAGTTGCTCAATAAAGAGCTGGCGTCGCTCCGACAAAAGGCGGATGATGCGGTAAAGGCGCGTGAAATTGCGGAAAACCAAAAAATCCGCGCCGAGAAAGCGGAAGCGCAGTTGAAGGGTAAGGGTGGTTCCCCAGAACAACCCAAAGAGAAGGGTGATTTGTCTCCGAAGGACTACCTTGCGCTCAATGAGGCGAAAGTATCATCGGAGGACTTGGATGAAGTATTTTCCTATGCTTCATACAAGAAATTGTCAGTAACGGAAGCACTTAAAGATAAGACAATGCAAACCATTCTCAAAGAGAAAGCGGAGGAGCGTGCGACGGCGGAAGCAGTGCGGATGAAAGGAACAAAACCGCCTGTCTCTGTGAATACGGGCGACAAATTACTCTCACAGGCAGAGGGGAGTGAACTGGTACCCGATGATGATGAGGGCATTGCGTCTCTTGCAGAAGCGCGTTTCAACTCGCGGGCTAAGTCAACTAAGCCCAAGATATAAAAAAGGGGATAGTGGAGATAGGTTGTTCTTTACGAACTCTATAAACGCGATTTGCGTTTGTTGAGGAGATAAAGAATATACTTTTATAAATACCATAGGCACAGCGACTACTAGCGGCACATGGCGCCGCAAGTATTTCAGCGCGACTATGCAGAAGGTTTTGCGAACGGCTCTCGTTACGCAGGCAATCTGTAAGTTGGATATGTCGGGTGTGCGGTATATGGAGAATCCGTACGGCAGTCAGCCAACGGCGGCAGTAACCGCTTTGGCTTCAGCTGGTGCGTACTCTGTATCTGCGTGGACGACAACTGAAGATAACCTTACGGTAACTGACGAGGTAGCATACGGCGAGCATGTCTACGGATTTGAGCAGAAAATGAGCAATTTCAACCTTATGGCGACTCGTATGGAAGAAATGGCTCATGCGGTGAGACGCGGCATTGACCGCTTTGTGCTCAATAACTTGTGTGAAGACGCGACAGGAACTTATACGACTCCCGCAGGTGGTTTTACTACCCAAGCAAACTGGGCGACTATTCTATCCAACCTTCTCTCAAAGGTGGCTGGGTACACGGATGGTTATACAGATACTTTCTTGGTGTTGGAAAATACCGACTTGCCTGGAGTCATCGCTTCGCAGATGGCGTCTGGCTTTAACTTTGCGGACGCCGCTTTGCGGAATGGACTTATCAGTAACCAAGCGGGCGTAGACATTTATGTTGTACGTTCGGGTACTTACGCCAACGAGACTCTCGGCTCAACCACTTACACGAATCTAGACCATCGCGTATTCGGTGTGAAAGGGGCGGCATCGGTTGTCATTCCAGGTTATGAGTACGATGAGAAGGGTGTATCAGGTAAGACAGGGAAAGAGATTGCAGTTTCAGCTCAAGTTGGCTTTAAGTTGTGGGCGCAGAATACTGGTTTGTGCGTTGATGTTACTATTGCGTAATTTATTCGCTAATCCGCTTTGTGCGGATTGCGCGGGGGAGGAGTTTATATGCCGACCGCACCGCTATCCCGCCTCTCCCACGCAGTCCGTACAAGCAAAAAAACATGGCTAATAATGCATTAGGGACGGTAGATGTGTCTCCGGGGAAGACAAGGACTCACACAAAAGAGTCGTTTCTTGCCCTGCTCAAACGCTATAGGGAAGAGAACCCAGTGAAGTTTGAAGCAAAGAAAAGCGACCTCATCAGGCGTTATGAGGAGTTGGGTGGAAAAGCAACTGACCTTAAATAGTGTTGTCTTTTTTATTAGTTATTTTCCTCAAACTTCATGAATATGAAATACATAGGAGGTGCAGGTATTGTCCTTGCATTAGTGCTGGGACTTATCGGCGTCTTCCGACCACCCAAAGAAATACAAGTACCCACTACACAACCACCACAGCAAGAGAAAAAAGTTGGTGCATTGACGGGTCCCGAAGTTCCTTATGGGTACTTGACTGTTGGTGGAATAGAGAGGGTCTATCAGAAAGGAAACTTCCGTACCGCGTCAACAACGGTGTGTAATATCGTTAGTCCCGCCGCAACCTCTACCTGGACACAATCCGTTCTGGAGATAAACACAGGGACTTCTTCTATCGGACGCTTTTCCTTTGGAAGTTCTACGGCGTCTATTTCCGCGACGACTTCCATCATTGCAGATAACTTTGTTCTTGCATCGGGTGGACGCGGTATATTCACTGTGCAAGCAAGTACAACGCAGAATCAAGTGAAAAATGTGGCGCCACCGAACTCAAACTTTAATTGGACGGTAACTGGCGCAGATGTGGGGGGCGTTTCTTACGGATACACCTTCGGTGGTAATTGTCATCAAATCTTTGACTTGGTTAGATAAACATTCCAGTCCCAGTGTGGACTGGGAATAGATTATTAGTAGTCCTTTTTTAGTAATTTATTGTTCAGTCCATATGAAATATCTTTATTGGTTTCTCGTTGTGTTTCTTTTGGTTACTTCTATCGTGTTTCATGAACCAAAAGAAGCAGGTGCAAGTGTGAGTCAGGGCGGAGAGATGTTCGCCACTTCTACAGGTGCAACTTACGGTATTCCCGCTGTGAAGACGCTCCGTGATGTGAAAGCGGATGAAAGGGGGGCAGCGGTATTGGGTTCAATCATCGTAACAGAGGCGGGCGCAGCAGGCGGGCATACTAATTTCTACAACGCAACTACTTCCAATATTACGCTCCGCGCGGCAAGTATGGCGACCTCCTCAATCCTTGTTGCTTCCGTTCCGAATAATCTCGGTGTCGGTACTTATGTTATTGACGCAGTACTGAATAATGGGCTTCTCGTGGTCTTTGACGGGGGTGGTACGCAAGCGACTTCTACTATTACTTATCGATAATAAATATGTCCCAGCCAAATGCACAACGGGACGCATATTATGACGGACAGACATTTCTCAAACGCTGTACGGTTACTGTTGCTTCCCCAGGTGTCTTCTTGCGAAAACAACACGGACTCACGGCGGGAGACCGCGTAACCTTTGCAACGGAAACAACGCTCCCTACGGGGCTTTCCCTCAATACTTGGTATTTTGTCATCTCAACCGCATTGACGACTGATGAGTTTGAGGTGTCTACAAGTAAAGGGGGTACGGCGGTAAACATAACCGTTGCGGGTTCGGGAGAATTGTACTTTGCCCAAGACCGGAGTAGTCGTTTTATTCAATCACAAGATTCTAATAGATGAACCCACTTGTAATCAAAGCACCAAGTGTCGGTATTGCCGCAAGTCCGCATGTTGGTTTTGGCGACTGTCGTAATTTGGATATCTTTACTCTCCCCGGCGTAGTGCGATTGAATAATCTGTTGGCAAAGGAATCTGCCTCTGTAGTAACCAATACCACATTGTGGATAGTGAAAGACCCTGTTACTGCAGGGCAAGTGTTTGCACTTGATGCAGGCGGACAAGTTTATAAATCAACCGATTCTGGTGATACATGGACTACAGTCGCGGGAGAGACGGCGGGGGGTTCGGGACAGGGCATGATGATATGGAAGGATTATCTTTTCGTTGCCCGTGCGGCTGCGTTGGATGTCTATGGGCCGCTTTCAGGTTCTCCTTCGTGGTCTAATTCGTGGCAGACTATTACCTCCGATTCTTTGTGGCATCCGATGTTGGTTTCATTCAACGATAACAAACTTTATGGCGGCGCAGGGAAGTTTGTCTTTTCTCTTGATGAAGCAAGCGGCTCTACTTTTGCTCCAGGCACAGCGTCAACATATACATGGACTGCACAAGCATTGGATTTGCCGCCCAACTATCGTATTAAATCGTTAGAGGAACTGGGTAATAACTTGATGTGTGGAACTTGGATGGGGAGCGCAATAGATGACTTTGAAGTTGCTGATATATTCCCGTGGGATAGAAGTAGCTCCTCTTTCGGTTCACCTATTAAGTTAAAAGAAAATGGAGCCAATGCTCTATTAACAGTCAATAACTTACTCTATATTTTTGCGGGAATTGGCGGGAAAATATATATCTCAAATGGAGCAGATGCTACGCTTGCGGCACAAATTCCATCTTATATCGCCGATACAGAAGGAGGAAAATATATCCAATTCTACCCTGGCGCGGTATGTCATTACAAAGGTAGAGTATTTTTCGGTTTGCAGGGAGACGGGACAAATAGTATTGATGGAATGGGCGTATGGTCTCTTATACGCACGGCGAACGGGAATATTCTCACGCTTGAACATCTTATCAGTACGGGTTCTGATGGTTCTTCAAGCGTTGTCTTTGTTGGTGCGGTTGCTTCTATTGCTCGTGACCAACTTATTGTCGGTTGGAAGGACGGCTCTAGTTACGGCATAGACCGGACGACAAATACACTTCGTGTAACTTCTTACGGTGGATATTTTGTAAGTCCGTTTTACAATGTTGGTTCGGCAGAGACTAAACGCGACTTTAATCAGGGTGTCTTTTCACTTGTTGCGCCACTAGCAACGGGGCAGGGAATACGCATTAAGTATCGGACAGACATTTCTGCCTCTTTTACTACTCTTAATACTTTTGATTTTGCAACGTTGGGTGCTGTCCAATCGTATTTCTTTCAACTCAATTTGAAAGGATTGGATTTTATACAATTTCGTATTGAACTGACAACGGGTGCGACAAATACCACGCCCCAATTTAGAAGTTTGGTATTGCGTTAAAAGCATGGAACCAGAACCGAAAAATCTACAGTCAAATACAATTGAACTTCCCTTGCAGGGAGGTATTATCCTTGCACCTGGAGGGGCAAGTATCAAGGGGGAGTTCAAGTCGCCTAATTTTCAAGTGGGTGTTGCGGGGTGGAAATTGGATGACCAGGGCAACTTAGAAGCTAATGATGGCACTTTTAGAGGTGCTCTTGTCGCAAACACGCTTGATATTCCCGATACGACAACAGCAAACTCTTTCCATGTGGATGCAAACGGGAATACATGGTGGGGGGCAACGACACTTGCAGCGGCTACGGCAAAGGTACTTAAAGATGGTACGGGGTATTTTGCAAGCGTCAATATAAAGTTTGGCGGCACAGGAGCAGATGGCGCGCTTTCCATTACTTCTGGTACAACCACGATAAATCTTGGAAGTGCGGCGGTAGTCGTAAAAAATTATACCTCCATTTCTATTACCAGTACGGGCAAACTGGCGTTTTCAAGTCCGCACACAAATGGGTCAATTATCATTCTCAAATCACAAGGTGCATTGACACTTACCTCTTCTACCACACCGAACATAGATGCGTCAGGAATGGGGGCGGCGGGTGGCGCGGCGGGAGCAAATGATACGGACGGTTCTAATGGAAACAACCCCAACTCTAATCTGGTCAATTCAACGGATGCATACGGGCGTTTATCTACTAAGGCGAGTTCTTCACAAGCGGGTGGAGCAAAAGGAACTTCGTTGCCGCGCATTGTTTCTACTGCCATCGCGGGCAAAATTACGCAACT